GTGAAGCCAGTATCTCTGGCGCTCTTGCAACGTTGGACTTGTCGAATGCAAGCGACACTGTAGCACGCAACCTTGTGAAGTTGCTGCTGCCGCCCGATTGGTTTGAGCTCTTAAACGAGCTTAGATCTCCTTTCACGCGATTTTCCTCAGTAGACCTCAGCCTGATGGCTGGGCGTCATTGGGGGAATAGTGGGAAGAATTGGGCGAAGCTGGAGAAGTTTTCCAGCATGGGTAACGGCTTTACCTTTGAACTCGAGTCCCTGATTTTCTACGCCCTAGTCAAGTACATCGAAATGATGTACTTGCCTGAGGGTATCGAGCCTCAAACTCTTGTCTATGGGGACGACATTATCTGTAACACAGAAATCGTCGCCGCTGTTATCCCGTTCCTCGCTTTCTTTGGGTTCACGCTCAATATGGAGAAATCCTTTTGGTCGGGTCCTTTCAGAGAGAGTTGTGGAGGGGACTACTTCGACGGTGCGGCCGTGAGGCCATACTTTATGAAGGAATCCCCCGATGAACCGCAACACTTTATTGCGGCTGCTAACGCAGTTAGGACAGCTTTTGAGAACTCCCCCGTGGGGTTTGATAGGGCTCGCTCTAGTTGGTTCAACCTACTCGATAACATTCCAGTGGGAATACGACGTTGCCGCGGCCCTAAAAGCCTTGGTGACATTGTTATCCACGATCTGGAAGAACGATGGTTGACGCGCTGGCGTTCATCGACTAAGTACATACGGGTTTATCGACCTGCGCGGACCCAAAAGGTGCCGTACAGAATCTTTGATCCTGATGTTGTACTAGCTTGCGCCCTCTACGGACTCCCCTGGTCAGGCGGTGGCATAGTGCCCCGTAAACCAGTGCAGGGGTTCAAAGTCGGCTGGACTGTAGCCTATGGTCACAGTGATGTGACTAAGGTTCTGCCTATGACGCCCATAAGGATGGGTGTAGTGGCAGATTAAATGTCCTTTTCGACCTGGGAGCCCTTCGGGGTTCTCAAAGAAGCTT